ATCAGATGCCCTTACAAGCCCCTCTGTTAAAGGACTAGTAAAAGGAAACATTACAAAATCTAAGATAGGGTACAAAGCTACTGTTATAAAACCAAACAGCACCGAAGTTGCACAGGAATTTGCAACAAAAAAAGAAGCTACTAAATGGCTTAACTCACAAAGAGGTACTACAGCAATAGACCAAGCAAGATTAGTTAATAACCTTAGTAGAGCTTTGGTGGGAACGGGTGCTATAGCTATGGGGACAAGGTATGCCTACAACAAACCAGAAGAGTTAGGTACATTTGAAGTTGAAGGCCCAGGAGGATCTCTTGTTGATCTAGAGAATGTATATCCTTTCTCATTAGTTTTAGCACTAGGAGAATTTTCTAAGCAGGCTGCGGATGGATATCTTGAACAGGTAGAAAACGACAAAGCCGAAGGAAAACCGGAAACAACCATAAAAGAATATTGGAAAAGAGCGAGAGCCGGGACTACAAACATAGACCCAGAACTAATGTTGGACCTAGGTAAACAATTAGCAGTGGGCCAGGCTGCAAAAGATACTCAGTTTGGTACAGACATTGGACGAATAGCTGATGTTCTACTAGGCGATGAAGATGGCAATCAAATGCAGAAGACGTTGGAACTAGCTCGTATGATGGGTTCATCTGTTAGTGGAGTAACAAGACCTTTAGATGCACTTAACTCTATTATAGGTTTTGCTACAGACACGGATGCCAGCAAAGACTTACGACAAGCAGAGGGATTTTTACCCACCTTTACCCAATCAGCAACTGTATATGTAGACAATCTATTAGAGGCTGTTCTTGGACGATTGGATACTGTTATAGACGACACATCGATGATAGATAAGTACATAACTGGTAAAGAATTAATTAGTGCTAAAAGAGATGGCAACATCAGAAAGAATGCTAACCCATACGCAGATGTGCTAGGCATAAAGACAAAGCAAGATTCCACTGCTACAGGAGAACTGTATTCTGTTGTAGGTATGAAAGACTGGTCTGCTGATCAACGATCAAACTTACCTTCTCTTGATAGGGCCTTTAACAGAGTACTTGCTCCGATTCTTGAGGAGATGTCAGAAAGTATGCTATCTAACAGATCTTTTATGAACTCAACAAAGCTACAAAAAAGAATGAGGTTTAAAGCAGGTTTAACAAAACTGCGTTCTGAAATAAGAGAGCAGTTAGAGTCAGGGTACTATGACGATCCAGACCTATCCCCGATTGACTTATATTCCCAGCAACAACGAAAGAAGTTTTTTGCTGCCTCTAAGGACGAAAAGAGATATGCTCTTAAACAGGCTTTGAAACGAAATGATCCCAAAGATCCTACAAAGATGAATACTGTCCAGCTTAGAGACCTTCTATCTGACATTAAAGATGCCAGAGAAAACGCAAAAAGCTTTAGAATGGAAGATACAGGGCTAAAGTAAATTATCTATTACCATAGAATTTTTGTCTAATCTCAAATCTGTCAATGCCAATATCACGGAGTTCTCTATCCGTCATGTTGTGTATCTTCCAATAATTAGCTCTACGCTCGTGTGCTGCTATTGCTTTGTGCCATAACTTTTTTAACATGATATAAACTCCCTTAAATAAAATAGGTCAGAAAGCCTGACTTACTTTACAAGTTATACCACAGTTGGTCGGATTATTAAAATGTTATAATCACAACCCCGTTATGTGTATAGCTACTACTTAACACCCCATAACTCAACACTTCTTCGAGTCCACAGCTCAACTTCAATTAGATGTTCTAATGCGTTCTCTAACTCTGCTGTACTATTGAGGTTAAGTGTTAAGGTGTCACGTAGCGGTTTTATACAGGCAACAAACTCTCTGTTAAACTGGTTCTGCTTTTTATTTATGTGTGCGTTCGCCTCATGCTGTAATTTCATAGCTTTACTAATTCTGCCTTTGTATATGGAACGTGAAAGAAATATTCCCCCTTCTCAATTCTAAATCCTTTAGCTTCCTTACTCTCAGATGCTTCTAAGAGTGGGCTACTTATACGCCAGGCATATTCACAATCCCCCCTCAAGACATAAAAATGTAGAAATGCTTTCGGATCATCGAGCTCTTTAAATTTATTTATTAGCTTATGTTTCCGGTAGGGTATACGTATTTCTGCCCAAGAGGGGTTCCAATCTCCCTTCCACTGGTTTTTCATTTCAACCTCAGAGTAATACGTTGCACCATTTTTAGTGCTAGTGATGTCAAAGGAGTAGTCCTCTTCTCTGGTTACTAATTCGTGACCATTCTTTTCTAGACAACTTATAATAGTTTCTTTGGCTATACTATCGTTCTGCCTGTATGACGAAGGCCTAAACCTTCGGTTAACTGCCCCTTTAATTGGTTGTAGCATAATGTTTTCCTTATGTTAAATCTACAATTTCACAGACATCGCCCGAACAGGCTAGGGTCTGCATTCCTACCGTATTATCTTCCTGCTCATACGAAGATAATTTTTCCCAGTCTATTTTACTAGGGAAGTCTTTTAGTAACGCCTTATACTCATCTTTAGTGCACTCTTGATATGGTGCTTGCTGATACGTATGATCTGAGTGCGGAAGAAAAGACACACCACTCATCTCATCAAAATATTCCCACACAAATGCTCCAACCTCCATCCATTCATCAGGTAAGACTGTGATGGTTACAGATGGTTTGTGTTCACACCAGTGCCGTTGATACGTTAACCAAATCTCTAACTGCTCGATAGCTGACATGTCATTCCGTGTTACTGCATTCTTTGGCGATGAAATAGGAAATGTAAACACAGTTGTAGTGTCTGGTTTCATTACACATAACTCTGAAGGAATATTCTGGTCTTTCATAAATTGTGTAATAGGATCTTTGTTGTCACCTCGCACTGTCCTGTAGTAATACGGACTATGCCTGGCGTGGATACCACTCGCACTGTCTACCAGTTGGGATACAGTCCCAGATGGTTTGACACAGGTAATAGCAGTAGACCTCTGTACACCTAATCTCTCTGCCCATTCTTTGTTAGTATTAATAGCAACATGACGCAGATGATCTAGCGTTTGTGCTAGTCCTTTGTTCTTAGCTGTGAGCAATGGGTTGTCCATTATACCTGTAAGGCTCACGCCTAGCAGTCTTTCTTCTTCGGTGTTATTCTGCCAAACCTTACGTAAGTATGGGAACTTAGTTAGACTGGACTGTATTGTACCTATTATAGTAGCTAACTTAACTTTGTTTGATAAACCCTTTAGATCGTCTGTAGCTCGTACTACTACCTCCGATAAATTACAAAATTGGTAGGGGCGTAGGATTATCTCGCTGCAAGGATTTGTCCCAAACTCCCACTCAGTGTCTCGTCTGCCATTCTTAGCTGCTTGTTTCTTACTAGCCTGTCGATTGAAGATGCCACGTTCTCCTGACTTCGATTCAACTAACGCTGTCCATTCACGCAAGAATGTTTCGATGTCTGGCTTTTCGGTATAACTAACTGAGTTGTTAGCTAGTGCCCGGTGCTTTGCATTCTCCCACCAGTTGCCTGATTTGGCATGACGCATACGGTCATCGCTTAGGTTTGACAACGAGATCATAGCACTGCGTCTAACTCCCCCAGAAACGACAATCTCTCCAACCTTACACATTATGTCGTGGCACTCTAGACTTGATAGTCTGCGGTTCTGTGCCCCCTTAAATGTAGATATACAGAAGTTAAATAAATCTATCAAAGGTGCTGGGCCCGATGCCCTACCTCCAAATGTTTTTAGTTTGGCTCCTGCTGGACGAACTAGAGATACATCCCACTGAGGTACTTCGCCTGCCCAAAGTAATGCTAAGACTTGTCTGAATGCTTTAGCCCAACCTTCTTTGCTATCCTTAACTATAATAGTTGTATCACTATCAAACATCGTTGGTACTTCAGGTAGCTTAGATACAAACTGTCGTTCAACAGAGAACCCGACACCTGTACCGCATAAGAGTATAAACATTGCCTCATCAAAACTTTTAGGATCATCCACGGGTAGGTAGCTACAGTTGTAGCCTGCTGTATTGTCTCGCTCTAGTGCAGGGCCTGCAGTCATCATCGCCCGCATGGACGGCATTACATGTAAAGATATGATAGCATCGTACAATTCTTTTTTAGTATCTGTATCTATAGCGTTTGATTTACATATATTAGATACGTACCTCAGTACTGTTTCATGCCAGCTCTCTCTGCGTCCTTCAGTATCTAACCACCTGGCGTATCTAGATTTGTGAATGAATGATTGGTAGTCAGTCGGTAGATAGTTACCTTCCATAGTCGTTTCCCTTTACTTTGATTTTTTCTATTTTTGCATCGTCAATGTCGTGTAATGCATTGGCAACTGTTTCTCTAATATTTTCTTCGTGAATGTCTTCTACTAAAGACAATATGTTTCCTGTCTCGTCTACCTTCATAGTAAACGATACATGGAAAGATTTATAACTCATGACTTTTCCTCTAGCTTCTTTTCAAGATTAGCCATTGCTCTCCAGGCTACTTGAGCCCAGTCCTCTTCCAGCACGTGCCGCATCATAGCATCTAACTCATCTTTAGACTTAGCTCTGTCCCAGAATAAAGTCTCTGCTGTCTGCCCGTGTTGCAGCCCACCTTCTAAAGATACCTTTGCTATAGCAGCAATAGCGTTAGGAAAGTATTTAATAAACCCTGTGTAGACAGGTATAGACTTTCTTTCTTTAGGATCTGTAGGTAGTATTTTCTTAGTCTTCTTTAGTTTTGAATTCAAAAACTTGTCCTCCCGAAGTCTGTATTTCTACCTCTGGTAGACCATACTTTTCTTCCTCAATGTCTTGTATGAAACAGTTTAATAACGTGGCACTTTGCTTCTCACAAAGCTCAACCATAAGAGGATGCTCGTGAGCGATATCTAAGAAGGCACTTAGAAGTGTAGCACACCTCAATACGTCAGCTATAATTTTACTATCTAGAACGCTTTCTTCTGGGCCCATTGCTATTGACGTAGCAATATGTCCACTCCACTCCCCCTTGTCATCAAAATCTACGGGGCTCAGGATAAGAGCAACTTCATCATTGCCAATGGTGTATCCCATTATGTATCCTTTCTCTGTGTCTTTAATTTTATCACGGTTTCCTTAGTGCACCTACCCTTTTCGGTTAGCCATTCAATAGGTATAACCCGGTGGGCCCATTTGAAACCATTCTTCTCACACCACCCACTATACCTGGTCTTAGATCCCTTGTATAATTTCGCCTGGGCATTACTAAATACAAAACGTATATCTAGTTCAGGGTGTTGTTTTTGGATAGCTAAATGCTTGCGTTTGTCCTCATTATCAAACAACCCTTTTGCCTCTACTATAATGCCGTTGTCCAACAAAAAGTCAGGTGTATAGGTACGATACCTCAAATCCTCCCACTGAACTTTCAGCAGTTCGTAGCGTACTTCTTTCTGGTGATGTGTTAGGTATTCAGCAAGAGTTTCTTCTAGACCGCTTCGGTATCGTCTAGAGTTGTGTCTGCGCTTAGTACTACTCTTCTTTACCATCTGTTAGACGAGCCTCTAGTTCAGAAGACTGAGCCTTTGTTACCGCATTGATGCACTGCAATGAATACCTTTTAGCGGATACGTCTTTTAAAAGAGGAGCTAACTCTGCTTCCAGGCTCCATGCAATGTCTTGACCTAGCTGTATCAGCCCTGCCAAACTTTTTTGTGCGTCTGTCATTTTATCGATATCGTAGTCAGTATCGTTGATGTTAATCATTACCATTTATATTGCCTCGTTTTTGTTTTTATTAATGATCTCTGATGGATCATATTTTTTTACTAACTTCCAGTAGGTTAACAGACTTTTAAACATTCCAAAGTGCCTGGCATTTGTTTCTTTGTCCCACTGGTGTGCTGCTATTAGTTCAGGGTCTCCTCTGTCAACAAATATAGATACCCTGCTTGGGTCTTTAAAATTGCACCCGGCTGCATATGCCGATAATTGCATACCGTGATCGTCAAATACTAGCTTAGATGCCTTCTTATCTTTTAACCCATCTTTGGTTTTGAAGTCAACAAATATTCCTGTTTTAGAATATAAATCTATCTTGCCTCCGTAACCTAAGTCAGAACAAAAAGAAGCTTCAGCAATCCACTCTTCATCAGGAAAAGTTTCATCCAAGTACTCTCTAATCTTAAGGTAGGGCTTGGTCTCAGTTCCACCTGCAAAACCTTGTTCTATCATTCCATGAATAATAGTACCTCGCTCTGCCGCTTTCCTACCAAGCTCTTTAGAATCTTTTTTACAACGATAAGTAAAGGCAGCTAAAGATTCATCCTCCCTCTGCTCTAAAGTTATTGCAGAGTTCAAGGCCTGGTCTATCTTCCAGTTCTCTAAGGCTGGCTTGGCTGACATACCTATTATAGTTGTCACTGAGGGAACGAAGCCGTGCTGACGGGCATCTCGAAGAGTAGTATTTCTCTCCTGCCCATTCGCACCTATTATCGTGTAAGTGGCATCCCCATGCTGGTTATACCAGTGCCCAGCTTCACTCAACATCTACAAAGTCTTGAACTAATTCAGCCTGTATATCGCTAAGTTGTTCAACATTATTTTCTTTCCATGAATTTAATGTTAAATTGTCCGACCACTCGACCCACTCATTAAACTTTATAAGGTTCTCTATATCTCCGTCAAGATAATCGCCTTGCTCTACTTTTTCTATTACCACAGAACTCCATAAAAAACCTGTGTCGTGAATTTTAGAACCTAATGTATATCTACTTTTTAATAAATTTTCAGCACATTTTGCTTCCAATTCAAGTCTTCTAGCTTTCTTTGCTTTTCTACGAGGAATTTCTTTCTGAGAAAAACCTAATTGATCTGCTGAATTTTCTTCATTTTTGTTAAAATAAATTTCAATTTCGCTTAAACTCTTTTTATTTTTCACATCAAACAAAAAAGGTATTGGCTCTTTATAATCTTTAAGTAAAATTCCAAATTCATCTAAGGCCTGCCCATTAAAATCTATTGTTCCAAACAAAAGCCTATGTCTTTTAACGTCAAGGATTCTTTTTTTATAATCTTCTGGCCTATCTTTCCAGTGGTCATCAAAAAAATCAGGACAAACCTCATTAGGTATCCTACCTAAATTAGTGCCTCCAGTAGAATCTTTAAGAACATTTCCAAAAACAGTACCCTTAACCATTTCTGACCTATCTGGTTTATTGTTTTCTACATCGAATCTCCCCCACTGCTCCCTAAAAGTAAGAATTCTAATGATTGGATTAATACAATACACCTTAGTTCCGTCATCTTGTGCTAGTTCATACGCTCCAGCAGGAATAACTTCAAGGTTCATGTCCTTGCCTTCAATGTTCTTAACTCCCATAATAGCTTTACTTGTAAGATTTAGCCTCGCTAAAGTAGAAGACTTTGATTGTTTGTTAGTACCACCTGATATATTGACAGAAACACCAACCAATTCGGCTAATGTTTTGTTATTTCCTTCTGGAATTATTAGTTCTGAGTTCATCTTTTTACCTTTGTTTTTTAATGTGTGAAAGAGTTACAGTTATACTATGAAACGTCTTTTAAGTCAAGCCAATTAGGGCCAATTTTTGCTTCTAAAAGCATTGGTACATTCATTTTTACGTCATAAGCTTCCTCTATAATTTGGCTTAAATCAATGTTTAAATCTGATATGATTTGTAGGACATATTCTTTCTCATGTGGGTGTATGTCTAGCACCATTGAATCGTGTACTGAGTTAACTATACATGTCTTCATAGGTTCTAATCTTTTATCTAACTCCAGCAATACAACTGGAACGATATCACCAGTAGCAAAGCTTTGTACCGGGTAGTTCTTTATCATAGTAAAGTGAGAAGGCTGTCCGTTCTTTCTACGCTCAACATCAGGGAATGCAAATTGTCTGCCAGACGGTGTCGCTATCTTACCATACCGGATAGCCTCGTTACCTAGTTTCTTGTGCCATTTAGCTACGCCCTCATACTTTTCATTAAAATGTTTGTAGTATGCGGCTTCAGCTTTACTCTTTCCATACCCACTCGCCCCGAAAAGGGGAGCAAAACTAGATTTCTTTGCCTCTTGACGGGTAGTCTTCTGACCTGCATCCGTAATAACTTTAGCTGTGTAGGCGTGTACATCAAACCCTGTGTTAATTTCCTCTATTGCAACCTTATCTTGGGCTAGGTATGCAGCAACACGAAATTCTAATTGGGCAAAGTCAGCCTCCAATATGTGACCGCCCTGCCAGCGAGACACAAATACACGCTTCACTGGAAATGTACCACCACGAGGCATGTTTTGCATGTTGGGATTGCGACCAGAAAACCTACCTGTAGCTGTAATGTGTTGTGTCAAACCAACATGTAAGAACCCATCTTCTTTAGTGTAGTTAGCTATCCCTTCAACAAACGATGATAGATACGTTGAAACAGCAGATAGTCTCTGTACATCCTCTAAGAACTGAATAGCTGGGGCCATACCCCGTGTCCTAGCTGTTGATATGAGGATATCTAGATTGCCTTTACTAGTACTAAAACCATTGTTACTAACCCATGTCTTGTTAGGTGGATTAAACATAAGGCCAGCAGTTCTATTGGTTGGCTTAAGTTGGTAGCCCCTAGACAAACAATCTGCACATCTGCTTGGGTTCTTAAAGTTAGAACCATCCTTTTTCTTTTTGTAGTGGCTACCTTCCCCATTACATGTGGGGCAACTAGATGCTACTGTTCTGTTAAGCATTCTACTGTTAGCTGCAACAGCATCCTTGAACTCTTGTGGGGTACGTGTAAATGCAAATAAGTCTACCCATTCCTTTTTGTCTATCACAGCACGAGAAAATATAACCTGGGAAACTTGTTCGGGGCTATTTAGATTGACAGGAGTATCTCCCATTAGCTCTCGTATCTGGCTAAACAATCTCTTTTCTATATCAGCTTTCTCTTGCTTGAATAGTTCCCTTACTTCTTGAAGGGCTCGTCTATCCACCCGGAATCCCCGCATATACATTCTTGTGAGGGCTTGACAGACTCGGAAGGTAATGTCTCGTACTCTATCCATTCTGTCTCCCTCGCTTTGGGCTCCGGCTTCGGTAGTAATAGCAACGAACAACTCGGCAGTAGTGTCAATGTCACAACCAAGGTAATAGTTAAGCTCATCAAGCGGTATCTCATTTGTGTTGTATCCTTCTTTGAAGTATTTCTTTAATGTATCATCTGTTTGAAAGGTTAATTTTCTTCGCTCTGCACAGGCCAATAGACTTAGGGGTTGCTTCTGCCCTCTCTGCAAAAGGTATTCAGCAAGCATTGTATCGTATATCTCGCCCTCGTATTTAAACCCTGATGACCAGAGCCACATCAAATCGTGTTGGGCATTATGCATAATCAATAAGGTTGTTTTGTCTAGTATAGTTTGTAACAGTTTGGCATTAGCCCCAGTACGGTCATTCTCTTCTACATGGTCAAACGTCAGCAGGTATCTCTCGCTAGGTATATCCACATTCTTAGTACCCACTTGAACTAAGAAGTTATTAGCCTCGAAAGGGTCCATGTGTGTCTTGCCATTTCGTTTCGTAGTTGTGTTCTCTACATCTAATACTATTCTCATGCAGTGTACTGCGCTATGTCACCTTGCAGTTGGCAAGTAATACGTCCATGAAATCCACCCTGTAATTTGTTCTTAGCTATATTCAAGTGTCTCTCTGTGTCTTCCATTTCATTACCTTCCATAACCCTATTCTTACCTATAAGTATCATTAGATCAGCCTCCGCTGCTTTACCTGTCTTACTACCCTCTAACATTGACTGATCAGGTGAAGCTAAACCTTCTGCTGCGGCACTAAGCTGGGACAACCAGAACACCGCACAGTTATATTCCTTAGCTATGTTCCTGGCATGTATGGCGGCATCTCTTAAATAGATATCTGTCTTGTCACTTGTCCTGGGGGCAAACTTATCTCCCATGTCTAGTACTAATATGTCAGGTTTCGTTGCTTTAACTACTGCCTCAACCCAAGACAAGTCCTTGCCTGTAGCATCCTTAATCTTTATATTACTATTTACTTTATCATACCTCATGCTTGCCTTAGAAGTGTTCGACTTTATCTCATCGAGCGTCATAGTTGTTGCGGCTGACAGGTATCTTGCCCCTACCCGGTGCGAGGACTCCTCATTACATAAGACCACGCACTTAGCTCCTTGTGATGCAAAACCATGAGGCGAAGCTATCATAGAAGCATGGAAGGATGTCTTTCCTGTGTTAGGCCTAGCCCCCACAATTATAAAGTGTCCTCCACTAACACCCTCAACCTTACGATTTAGAGTAGGTATATTAAACTTCCATTGTGTCTCAGTCTCATTAGCTTTCAGTAGGGTACTTATACTCATGTCCTCAAACTCCATCTTTAAGTTGGGAGTAAAATCATCTTGGTAGTTCTCTATAATCCTCCGTAAGGGCTCCAAGGTGCTCTCAGTGCCATTAGCATAAGAGAAACCAATATTAGCTACCTCCTCCCCAACACAGTGTTGAAACATCTTAGACATAACCTCGTCTGCCACCTCATTATTAAGAGCCCGGCTGTTACCAATCTTTCTGAATATCTCTTTATACTGCCCCATATTAGCTGTCGTAAGAGTTTTGTTAGCTGAATAGAACAGTGCCTCTAGATCAACTATAGATAAACTACTATCGTATGTCTGCATGGCATGATCTAAAGTTTGCTTTATCTTTCTAATATTTTTAGTGAATATTTTGTCCGGGCACTTTATCCCTTTGTGTGCTTCGTAGAAGTCTTTGTCTAGTAGGGTCTTAAGTAGTGCAATCTCACTCATCTAATCTTCCTTCTCCTGCCTAAGTAGGCTCCATTTCTATCCCAATTAAAGAACCTCATTGCAAAAGGATAATAGTACCATCTCATATTCTGTGATTTACCATTGCTCCAACACTCCTTCACTGCACCCCACTTACCTGCCTGACATAGTCCTACACAAGCAGGGTAGGTCGTTGGTGGGGGGAGTTTGAAGTTTAGCTTTGCCCTGTGTATCTGCCTTTTTTCCGATCTTAGCCACATAGAGCTGTTAGTAACTCTTTATCATCTGGCTTTTTATACTTAATATCATCCTGTAACAGCATAGCAATTGTGTCTATCCCAAGCCAAGACGCAATCTCTCGTTTGTAGGTCAAGGTCTTGACAGAAGCATCCCTGTCGAGTGCCACAATAATACGGGTGAAATCTTCAAGATATTCCATATGTTTCACGCTCATTGTAGTACCTAGGATGGCTACCCCTGTGACATTAGGACACATACTACATATAGTGTTTGCACTAATAACGTCCTCCACAATAACAGCAACACCATTAGGTTTGGCTGGGGAAGTCATATAAACCTTAGCCCCTCCAGTATATTTGAACCATTTGGGTATCGAGCCATCTAATGCTCTGCCTACAGCATCAATAAGCCGGGAGCCCTCATAGATAGGAAACACGGCTCTCTTGTCTCGAACATCATATCTTATGTCTACTCCCTCCAACCCCCAATAAGATATAAAACCATTTAGTAATTTGTTGTCACCTTTGTTTGATACGACATAGGATGGGACATCCATAAGATCTAATTCGTGGCAGGTATCATCTTGCCAAGAACGGTCATCTTTATTTTTATTGAATGCCTTTCTAATTTCTGGGGCTGTCATACCCTGGAAGGAGGCTCCACTACTATTGCAACTTACCCTAAAGCAATTCCATACATAAGTACCATTCTCAACCTTTAGTCCAAGTGAACTATTATCATCATTACAGTCAGGGCAGTTTATCCGTACTGACTGCCCCTCTGTTAAGTCTAATGTATCCAGTAATTGATATACTCTACTCGCCATCGAAAGCATCTACCTTGTCTAGGACACTGGTAGCCCCTGCCAAAGTGTTCTGTATATAAGGCCTCAGAGATGTAATATTCTTATGCCCGGTTACCTGAGTTAAAGACACTATGTCTACCCCAGCTTCTACAGCCCTTGTAATCAGTGTACGCCTTAGATCTCTAAGTAGTAGGTGGGAGGGCAAGTTAGCTTGTTTATAGATAGGCTTGATTAACTTAGATACTTCCTCAGACCTATAGTGTGAATGAGTCTGGTTCCTGATGGGAAGAGGCCTGACACAAACGTAAGGAGATTCCTCCCTAAAGGTTTCTTGCTGTTGCTTAAGTATATCTAGCAAGGAATCCCTCAAGGGTATTGTCACTGGTACTTGTGTCTTACTCTGTATTAAATGCATGGTCTTTGTTTCAAAGTTAATGTTAGACCACTGAAGCTTACGCATATCACCTAATCGTTGCCCAGTTCTAGCACACAAATGTCCCATAAGTGCCAGGCTTCTCCATTTATACTTAGAGTAGCCTACCTCTAGATAGGTCTGTATCTGTTGTTGTGTCCACCTTACATCTCTTTCAGTGTCAGGTATCATGTCAACTAAACCCATAGGATTGCTAGGAATAACCTCTTGCTTCCTACAGTAAGTAAAGACAACAGATAGACTGCGATACCTCTGGTTAGCTGTTCTTACACCTTTCAGTAACCATTTCTCGTAGGCATCATTAAGTTGCTTACTGCCTATGTTCTTAAGTTTGTGCTCACCTAGATACTTATTGCTTATCTTTGTCTTACTGGATGCCCTATTCCAAGCCATGTAATGCTTTTGAGATAAGGGTTTAAGTGTCCTAAACTTATGGGTGTCATAGTATATTTTAATAGCATCATCTAATGTATCATTTTCTTTTAACATCTGTATCTTCCCTCTTCTTTATGTGTCTACCATTGATTATCCTATGCTCAGTAACTGCTAGTGATACTGAAAGCCATATGAAAAATATAACAAAGCCTATGATTAGCAACATAAAACAATTATTAATTATAATATCAAAGACCATGTTTAATAAACCTCACGTTGTAGGTAATCTTACCCATGATAAAATTAATAGTTGAGTGGCTATAAACATTTTTAGTTTCTCTCTTATGTATGGGCATATCCCTACACTCGTCTACTTCTATATATTCTACGGTATCTGGCTCTTTAGGATGGCCTAATGTTAACCCTCCAATAATAGCCCCGCCTATAGCCCCCTTATCATCATTGGTAAGTAACTTACCTAAGACCCCACCAATAACTGCACCACCGAGTCTTTCACCAGCAGTAGGTGTATATGCCCTTCGCCCAGGAACCAGAGTAGGAACTGTTCTAGTAGTGCATCTTATATTAAGGTGAACCGAGTCATATACCTGCACAATTTCTGTAATACGTTCATAGTGGTCTGTTATTCTACCATGAGTATAACCACCTGGTTTATCCTCTGCCATAAAACTGTCAGCTCTACCCA